CCCCTCCGGGAGAACCGGCCACGCGAAGTCGTCAATAAGATGGAATCCGGGCCACGCTTCCTCCACCTTCCCGATGGCGGCCGCCGAGACGGCGTTAGAAGAGTCATTGCTGGCGATCTTCTGGGCTCCGGTGGCATCGACGATATGACTCTCTACCCAACCCTCGTAGTCGAGGTGGATAGTATGGTCAGTACCCACGGGGATAATATCCCCATTCTTACCACTCTGGATGGCAGAAACCGTCCTCGTGCGATCAATTTTCTTCAGTTCATTCCTTAGGGCATCCAACTCAATCTTGAGTACGTACCTCTGGTCGAGGTTGATGCTATTATCATTCTTACAGCAACTCATCGTATAGATTCAATTATAAAGTTAACATCCAGTTTGGGTTCGCAGGTGGAGTCACAAGAGTCTTCTTCGCGTTCACAAGCCTCCCCAGGTACAATCCAGGGTCCACAATTTTCTTCCTTAGACTCCGGCTTAGGCTCTCCGTTAGGAGCTGTTCCATCCGGCTTAATACAAAGGGGACAAGGTTCCTTGCAATAACCCTTGCAACCGCAGGTGCAATCGTGCTTGGGGTTTTCGGGTTTAGGCAGGTTATCCTTAAAGCCATCCAGCATTCTCCTCATCTCTTCCATAATCTCCCTCTTTAGGTCCGACATAAGAGGACCACAGGAGACGTAAACAGGTTCGACCTGGGAGAAAAGGGTCAGCTTGAGATACCACGTATTGGGAACAAGACCAGTCTTTCGACCGACCCCACAGCTCCCATAAGCCTTGTTGTCGTAGTAGTCACAACCGTCGTGGGGGATCTTCACATACTCTACCCCGACGATATGAGGGGCTTTAGCCGCATTCCTCTCCGCACCGGGGATAGCCTTGGTAGCGAGGTAGGTAAGAGCATCCTGGACAGTGGAGCCAGCGTCAATATCCCCCACAGGAGCGATGAGGCTGGCTCCACTGTTCGCGGAGATCTTATAACCCTTCCTTTCAATGGGGCAGATCTTTACCCCTTTGCCCGAGACGAGGGAGGCATTGACCACAGCCTTAGGACCAGCTACCAGCTGCTCGCGGATAGCCTTACCAACACAGCTGAGGTGTTCCGGAGCCGTACCACCGACCTCGGTGATAGACCTCCTGATGTCCTCAAACACCCGGGTGTTCTGAGTCGATTCAATAATGTTCATAAAACTATAGTTATATATAAAGTATTACATAAAAGGGGGTACTATTGTACCCCCCTTATTTATAGTGCAGTGAAAGTGAGATCAGGCTTAAATGTACCTTTGACGAACTTCGGCGTTGGAGCGACAAAATCCAGACTCAGTGATCCCCCGGTCTTTCGGTTGTAAATGATTCGACCATTGACGAAATTCACTACGAACGTGTCATCGGCTTGGTCACCCATCTCGTCGATAGACTGTTTCATATCCGAGAGGACCTCCTTGAGCTTGTACTTACCTAACATAAACGTGTTGTAGTCGGTAGAGGTGCAAGTGACCATCTTATTCGTATTCATTACCTGATGGGATCCGGCATCCTCCCAGGACCAGTCAATAACCTCGTACCCAGGGAAGGTGACCGAAAGACTCCAATTGCCATTCTTCTTTCTCGTCCATTTGTATGGCTTAGCTTCCGTTGGCATATCCGTGGCTTCTACCTTGGTGAGTCCTACAGGTTCGAGGGGATTGCGACCTCTTATCCCCGTGCTCAGACCATACTCGGTATTGCTCTTGGCTTCCTGATAGATCGACCACGTCCATCCCTTGGAGCTGGTAGTGGGTCGGGAGAGGATATTATCCCCTTCCCCGAGGAGGATCCAATCCTCCGTCGTAGGAGGTTCGTCGTAATAAGTCCCGGAGGTGAAGGAGATATTCTCCGGGTTCACGTTCTTTACCACCACGTACTTCGTATAAACAGGTTTGTTGTTCCCTGCGGAGGTGTTCCCCGAGGCCGGGTAGACAATCGTCCAAACGAGACGAGGTTCGGAAGCCCAGATCCTTTGAGTATGACCATTATTCCCTGAATGAGTGAGGAGGGCATTGACCTTGGCTCCTCGCGTAGCTACTACCCTGCCTTGAGGGGTGACCCCCAGCTCCAGATAAGCATTAGCGACTGCCTCAATCTTCTTACCATCGGAGCCGTTCATATATCCCCCACCATCTTTGTCGGAGTTATTACCACCACTAAGACAGTAGGTGACGATATTGGAGGGACGGAACTGCTCGGGAAGGGTCTTGAACTTAGACTCGATATCATGGATGAAGGACTTCCAGCCATAACCATCTCCATTGATACCTATACCCTGGGAGTGAAGACCGGTCTTGTCCCAATAGGTTATCCACTCGGCCTTCAGTCGGATGTTCACCACGACAATACCTCCGGAGATAACGGCCTCGATAGACCCCCCGGAACCGGAACCTCTACCAAAGGGCTCGTCGATCGTCTCGGAGTAATAGGCTGAGTCACTACTGAACTGTCCGAGGAAGACCCCCTTGTGGTCGTCTATGGCCTCGTCGATCATGAGAGTCCCTTCGCGGTCTACCTCCACAGCACCAACGAGACCGAATTTTACCAATCGGCCAGAGCCATAGGTAGGGCCGAGGTCGAGGACAATAGGAGATTTGGTGACCTTGCGATGGGCCTTGTTAGTATAGTTCCTCTGGACCTTTTGGTCGGAGACGACCGTCGTACTCCAGCCGTTCTCCAAAAGGATGGCCTTGTCCCCGTCCTTACGGCTGAAGGCTTTGGCCTTGACCTCTCCGGTACTTTGGTAGTTTCCGGTAGTGTCGATATTTCCAGTTACCGTGACGTTATGGTCAAAGAAGGTATTACCCCCCACGGCCATCGTACCGACGATAACCGTGTCTCCGGAGAGGAACTGATCGGCATGCAGAGTCCCTTCCACTCGGCCTACCAGATATCCCAGGTCGATAGGACCGACATTAGGTCGGGTGTTGGGAGTAAGTTCCCCCCAAACCGCTGTGTAGAGGTCTCCTACTGACCACGACGAGGGGTTCAACAGACGACCAGTGTAACTCACTGGCGCTGGGTTAGTACCCTTCAAAGCTTTACCACCCACGTAGAAACCATTGAGGAAAGTCCCGGAGTAATGGTGACCCCTAACCTCCGTATATGACTGACTATCAGCGATAACAGCCCCGTGGTGGATAGTATCATCGACAAAGACCTCGTTCTTCGTGGGATTGGTCTTTTTAGTGGTACGGTTATTGAAGAATACCCCGTTATGACGGTAACCGGATTTCGTCGATAGGTCATCGGTACGGTCGATACCATAACTCACTAACCCGCTGGTATGGAAAGTCCACCGGCCATTATAAGACCTTATCTCCGGGACATCCAGGGTAGCCCCGTTCTGGTCGATGACGGAATTACCGATATGGAGAGCCCCAGTACGAAGGAACTTACCGTAGATACCATACTCTGACCAAACGGAATAGAAATCCAGAGGAGACGTTCCAATCCCACTCAGTAAGGGATAGGTGTAGCTATGGTCACGAAGTTTGTTCTTCTTGACGGTGTAATTGATATTCCTTCCTCGGCTTACTGGGCCACCAGTCACGGTCACGCCACCGTCTTTTCCCTGAATGATACCAGTAGCCTTCATCCCACCCAGGACCGTTCCGTCCTTAGTGAAGCCCGTGAGGAGGTCTCCGTGGATAGTGAGGAGAGGCCCCACTGGCCCGCTGGTATTCTTATAACTGGTAATCGTCGTGGGTACGTCCACACTCAGATCAGAGCCAATATAATGAGTATAGTCAAAAGTACGACCGGTATCATCGGTGATGGAGTTGTTCTCCTCCTGTTTCCCGACAATCCTACCCGGAACCCCGGGATTGGTCTTCGTAGACTTGTTAAGGGCGCGGATATCCTTTACCGAGCCGATGTGAAGGGTCTCCTTCATCGTAGACCGGTCTTCGGCATTAGGAGTCATCGTACCGGGGATTGGGGTGGTATTAGGGGTCTTCGCTTCAGAATAGATGACGTGGGCTGCCCAGGTCTTCTCCGGTTCCGTATCCGCTCCCGTAGCATCAATAGACTGCTTATACTTCCTCGAGCCGATAGGGATATACAGACCTCGGGGTTTGTTATGGTCGGCGTACTTATCCGTCTTATGTTCGTACGGATCCAGACCCATCATCATCCCAGTGAAGGTATGCTCATCCAGGCCTAACTCGATCCTATTGTCTTCTCCACAATAGACCGTACCGATATATCTTTCATCTTCTCCGTTGGTGACCTTGAGTACTCGGAACTCAGCTATCCAGAAGGTGGTGGAGTACTTAGCCTGTTGCCACGCCGGGTCGGGAAGCACTATCACGGTAGTGCGATCCATCTCCTGCATAAGATTATACACCTCATTACCCTTGGGATCTCGGATGGAGAAAGGAACGATATTGTTACCATCTACCTTCTCTATCCATTTGTCGTCCCAGATACCGAGGTCATTTTCGGTCGTATGGTCTTGAAGACCGGGTTTACGGAAGAAAGAGATACCCTCATGTCCGTCCATTACCCTCCAAACGCGGTAGAGGTTAGAGTCATTGGTGTGCTGGCCCTTGAGCCAACTGGAAGCCTCTAACGAAGGGGTGATATTGGGGTTCTGGTTGGGCATAGGGATACCGGGGATAGGTTGGATAGTCCCTTCCATATTCACCACGGTCATACCCGAGACGTCCTTGGCACTATAAGCGGTGTTCTCCAGTCGTCTCACTACCAGCAAGGAGGAGTTCTTACCGGCCTTACCGGGTAGCCCTTGGGCAGAGACCTTGGTCTTACGACCATTGAGGATCCAGAAGAACTCCCCGTTCTCAAAATACATCCTCGGGATGACCTCGAGACGACGGAACTTGAAAGTGCCATCTTGCTCGCCGACAAAAATCCCCGAGGTATCCTTAGCCTTCTCGAGATCCTTGTGGGCTCCGGTCCTAAATCGAGGGTCCAGGAGGAGATAGGGAAGGCTACCGGTGGACTTCTGGATGTCTGACTCGGTGGTAGCGACAAAGACCCTCCCTAAGGAGTAGTCGGTGATGTGCTTATTGAAGACCTCCAGGGCCTCGGTCTCATCAGCCTTCATCCACGCGCGGATCCAGTCGAAGTACCATCCATTTACCGGGAGGAGCTCCGCCCCGGTACACTCGGACTCGATAGTCGTGAGGATAGCGTCGTAGATGACCTTGCAGTCCTTGGCATAGTCAGTCTTACTCTTCCCCGTGAGGGTATTGTAATGGTTGTAATCGACCTCTACCTCCTTCTGTAGCTGACGGATAAGGTCGATATTGGCCGGAGTACCCTGGGTCGTCTTAGTGATTTTCTCCCTGGTACTGTCCAGGGCATCTCCAGGGTAGAAGAGGATAGAGTTGAGGTTATAAGGGACGTAATGAGCCCCTCGGCCATCCGCCCCTCGTAGGAGGTCAGGACTGCCGAGTTTCTGGAAGTTCTCATGAATGTTCCTAAACTGCTCGGCCAGGTTTCTGGAGAAATCCGAGTCGAGGATAGGAAGGGTTATGTCTTTGAGTTTATGCATGCCTCGTGAATTTTATTCGGTATATGTAAATAATGCCGGTATCCACCCTTTTTATATGGATTATTTCATACTTAATGTCATATATCTGCTCTACCTTGGTAAAGTCGGCAAAGGGAACAGGGATTTTTTTGTTTATCTCCTCCAGAGCCGTGCGTTGTAGAGTAGCCCTGTCGTGGGTATCCACCTCCACCGTAACCTCAAAGTACTTACTGTACATCGTAATCCTTGACTTGTCGAACCATTTGTACTCCGGGAGACCTTGCAGTCTCTTCAGGGGGTAGTCATAGACCAGATCTCCATAGGGGGTAGTCTCGGAGAGGACCACCGGGTCATACCCTATAGAGGGGTACTTAGGTGGAACCCCGGTATAACTCCAGTCGTAGATCTTGGTCCGCAGGGTCTCATCTTCCATAGACTGTTTCTCCCAGAGGAAATTCCTCCCAAAAGAGCTGACATACAACCACCGGCCGTGGAGGTTTTTTACCCCAGGGTCTAAGATAGTAGGTTTCAACGGGGTGTCGTGACGGAAGACGTAGTTATTACTCTCCTCCTTCTTATACGGAACGGTCTCCTCAGCATCCGGAGTGATAGTATGGTCCTGTTTGGATACTACAGTCCTGGTGAAATGGACCGCCTGTGGAGCTTCAATAGACTGTAGGCCTTCGTTAATAAGGTCCAGCCATTCAAACTTTTTCTTCAGATGGTCGGGGATCTCGCCGAGCCTCTCCTTGTAATAAGCCGTGTAGTTCTTCAGGGCATCCATCACATTACCCAGGACGAGGGGTTCTGGAGTCATCTCCTGCATCACTACCCCCTTCTCACTCTTGTGCATCTCGCGAGACGCGCACCAGAAAATGACACAAAGGACCTTTTTCTTGTTCCCTTCCTCATCGGTGATCTCGCGGGTCTTCATACAAATAAACAGACCCTGGTCGTTGAGGTGATGGCGGTTAGTAGGCATAGTAGGGAGACCGAGGAGTTCATTGAACGACCCATCCATATCATGAAAACGGCCTACGTCATAGGTAGTATCGTACTCGGAGTACTTTGCCTTGGCCTTCTCCGTGGGATACTGACCGTCTACCGGGAGGGACTTACCATCCTCATCGAACCTCTCCCACCAGATAGCCGTAGTGTCTACCGATCGGTCGTAGACCTGATTGAAGGAGCTGGGATGGTCAATATCGACTCTTTCCAACCCGTAAGTAGTCATCAGGCCGAGGTAAATGTCATCTATGCCTGCATTCTTGAAGTTAAATTTCATCCCGTTGACGAACCCCGAGAGGCTCTTGAAGTACTTCCCCTCGGAGATGAGGGTAGGGGCTTCCATCAGGTTATGGTAGATATCTTTCTGACCCCCGTAGCGCATGCTACCGGTCCAGTTGTGGTTCTTAGCCTGTTTGTCGTAGGTCTTGATACTGGGGTCCTGGGCACTGCCGATAGTCCCTCGGTAGGAGTAGATGAGTCGCTCTCCATTCTCATTAACATACTCGTAATAGGCACTCATGCCGTCATAGACATTGTAGATGATCTCCGGGTTAGTTGATGGAGACCAGTGATTGATAGTCTGGGTGATCTTATTGGCATGAATGAGTGGGGTCATCTTCCAGTCTCCGAGGTAGTCCAGGGCATTGAAATTGGGAATGGTCGTCCACTGGTCCTCATCGACCTTGGGTCGGGGTACGTAGTGGTGATTGGTATATAGGTCTCGTTTCTTCAGAGGACGGTAGTTACCATTCTTATCCCTATTGTAGACCTGTACACTGACTTCGAAATTAGGGGTGTCCTTCACCACATCACTCATGCCCTCTACCCAGTCCTCGGGGTCATAGACGAGGCAGAAATTGATGAGCTGGGGGGTGATCATCTCCAGATCCCCGTAGATATTCGTCAGAAGGCTGTTAAACTCGATCAGTGGTCTCTCGCGGTGGATGATATTACGGGGGATGTTATAATCCCGTCGGGTTACCATATTACCCGACTTCATATCCAGTCCTCGGATAGTACAGAGGTTCTGGGAGAGGTTGAGATTGATACATTCCTCTCCACGGATATGCTCCAGATAGTCGAGGATATATTGTCCTTCCCTCGTAGTGTCATCCACGGTGATGGATTTGGTAGCAATAGGACGACCACCGGGAAGGGAGATGGTAATATCAAACCTCAGGCCATAGGAAGAGTCCAGCCACAGGGGTACTAAGGTCTCAAAAGGACGGTGGTAGAGAGTTCCTCGCTTCGTCCCGGCCCAGAGCTGGTCATCGTAGTTCTTATCCAGGGTCTTATAGAGAGGCCAGTCCCCTTGGAGACTCTGGTTCGTGGTATCGTAGAAGGTACTTCTGATCAGTCGGTAAAACTCCCTCAGGTTGAACTGGTGGGGGGTGTTGATGATTTCCTCATCCTCATCCACGACATAGGATCCTGGGGTGACCGGTCGAAGATGGATTTTATCCACGACGACTTTCTCCCCGAGGTTCGAGAGCACCAAATCGATCTGTAAATTTCCAGATAATTTGGGGTTAGTTCTGTATAATTGAGAATTTCTAATCATCGTTTTTTCTTATGTATAAATTATGCTCCTATCCCTCTAACTATAAAAAATGGCTAGTCGAGTGGCTAAAATAGATGGTTATATAAATGGTGATATTGGCTAGTCGAGTGGCTAAAATCAGGAGGTAGTTTGGGGGGTACTTTTGGAGGTAGCTGAGGGGTGTTTTATGGGACAAAAATAGATCATTTTTTAGGGGGTGAGTTGAGCTGTTTTGATAGCCAAAAATCGACCCCCGAGGTGGACTGATTGGGGTGCTCAAAAAGTGGCTAATTTTAGGGGTCATTTCCGGTGCTAAAAATAGGCCGTTTTTGAGCTTCAAAATGGAGTGAAAATCAGCGTAAAAATTGAGCTCAAAAACATGCATTTTCAGCGATTTTGCGCGAAACCGCGCGCAAACGCACTGGGACTAACGGTTTGAGCGCAATTTTCGGAACTGAAATTTCCTTATAAGAAAAAAATATAGAATTTAAGGCGCTTTTTGAGGCCCTTTTTCGGGGCGAAAAAGCACCGCAATTTTGAGGGACAAAAACGAGCTCCAAAATGACCCTATTTTGAGACCCAAATCCCGACCCATCCAAACCGCGCGCAAACGCACTTTTTGGTCTTCGAGGTCAACCGAGCACAAATGAACTTTTTGGGTGTTCATTTTTAGGGGTATTTTTGGGGGGTAGGATAAGGAGCTAAATTGAGTTCCTGAAGTCACTAATTTATGCTTCGCACATAATCGCGCCAGACGCGCGATCTCAGAGCGACCTATACCAATGGTCAGAAAAGATATTTGAGCTCAGTGGGGAGCGATTATGTGCGCTTAGACGCGATGTTATAGAGTTTGGATATACTCCGGGGTTAATAAAATGGCTGATTTGGGATCATATAAGCCTATTTTGGATAATTTGGATGCCTCTTTTGGGTTTCTTATATGGTGTATAAGCCACAGACATAGAACTTTTTGTGCATCGCAGATGCATCGAATAGCGGTGACTACCTCTATAAGCTTCATAATCGCTCCCTACTGCGCTCAAATATGAAAATGGACCTTCTGTATAGGTAAGCATATTTGAGGCCATTATATCGCGTTTATGAAAGCCGGTCATTTTCAACCCTCATCCATCTTCTGATTTTGACTGCTAAATCCAGCACCTGCGGTGACGACCAAATCGGCACTTTCAGTGACGGAACGGCAAGCGGTAGCTTGATAACTTCCATCTATCACCTATCAATACATTTTATCTATCACATGAACGGCAATTTTAGGATCATGCCACTCCTCGATTTCTGAGCTCCAAAAAGCGCTTAATTTTCTATATATTTTTTCTTATAAGGCAAACACCGTTCAGAAAAATGGTCTCAAACTGTTAGTCCCAGTGGCTTTGGAGACAGTTTTGCCTTCAAAAACGGTTTTAGTGCGTTTGTGCGCGGTCGAAAACCGCGATTTTTAAACCATTTTTGAGCCTCGGATTGATACATTCTATGAATCATATAATGATTACTTTTATCAATATCATATTTACAGGTATCCCGGTTATGCTGACCCCAAAAATGCTCCAAAATCATTCTCACCACTAATTAGCCTTTTTAGCCACTCGACTAGCCATTATCGCTACTTATATAACTACTGATTTTGACTAGTCGAGTAGCCAATATCGAGGTTTAGAAAAGCCACTGCGCGACTTCGCCCCTTCGGGGATAATACCCATCATTTTCGAGCTATTCTTAAAATATATGGAGAATATAACCGTACCTAATAACCTCTGCTTCATTGAAAGGATACTTACTACCGGGGCTATTCAGCCCGGGGTAGTGGTCATTTCCGGAGTGGAGAGCCTCTATAGCTGGTCTATGGATGGGGTCTGTTGGACCGGTTGGGTATCCCTTAGCGAATACAAGAGTTGGGTAAATACCATAGAAGGGGACTACTTCCTCCGACTGAAATTCTGCGGGATGGTCACCGAAGTGCTATACTGTGGCCTGCCTTATGAGGACTATACTCTATCCATAGCCCCGATGAATTTCACCGGAGACGTCTGCTCCAACCCCAATCTATTCTCCCCGTACTCGAATATGGAGTGTGCTATCCTCCTCCAACAACAGCTCGCCGATCAGGTAGTGTGTATGTTTGGGATTCCCATCTACTATTTCCAAGTGGACCCTAATATCGAGTCCTTGGACTATACTTTCAAAGAGTACCACCTCCATCAGGTCAAACAGGTGAAGGAGCTGAAGCTGATGTTAGAAGATGGATCCCTCCCCTCCAGTAATCCCAAGCTGACCGATCTGGATTTTGATTGGGAACAGGACTGGTCGGTGGAGATATCCAAGACCCAGTTTGCCACGGCCTTTGGAGACACGACCGTCCCCAAGTACCAAGATTTTATCTACGTACCGATGATGAAAAGGATGTGGAAGGTCAACTCGGCCTACGACGAGAAATCTGGGGGGCTCATGTGGAGGGCCACGACGTGGAAACTGACCCTGGTGAAGTACGCCGATAACAAGAGCGTGGATACGAAGAACTTCGACCACATCATCGACAACTTCATCGAACACAAGTACGAGGAGGAGATTGCTCCTCTGGAACAAAAAGAACAACTAAGGCAGTCGGCGTACGACCAGATCACTCAGACCCAGTACGTCGATTCCCTGTACCACATTTATAAAGAAGATCAATTGAGACACAGTTATACCCGAGACCTCGTCATTATCCAAGACAAGACCCTTTGTCATAGGCATAACGTGACGAGCCGTCATATGTACAAGTTTAAGGAAGGGGGTACGGTGAACTACCTCCGGAAGTATTGTGGAGACTCCGGATTTGTTTCCTTTATTCTGGAGACCGGAGGCGAATGGAAAGACACCTCGTTGCTCCAAATAGGACCAATCAATTTCGAGTTGGCCGACAATTTTCTGTTCGGTGTGGAAGACCTCTCCACCAACCTACAGCCGTTCTCTACCTACCTCGTCGTGTACCGATGGGATAGGAGTACCCATACCAAAGAATTAGGAGTGTACCGTCATCACCATCGTACGGATATGCCGGTATACCTCGTCAAGCCGGAGAGTTACTATTTCGACCTCGATCATCCGGTATATGAGAAAGTAGGGCACTACAACCAGGACTACGAAGTCTGTGATCCCCAACCCTGTACCCTCCACGGATTTCCCTGTTTCCTCACCAACATCAGGTACTACAACAGGACCCTACCTAAGGAAGAGGTCCTCCGAGAAGCGGTGAGGTATACTACCGATCACGAAGCCTGTGTCTTCAACGACCTGGCTCGACCCATCCATCTATCCACCCAATATGCAGTGAAGTAATGGCTTACAAGACCAATATATACAAGACCCCATTGATTGACTCCACGGCCTCCATCACCCATCCCCTGAGACCTCAGATAGCGGATACGGAGACGATGGAGTCGATGAATACTTATAAGAACTTCGGGGTGTTCCCCACTAACCAAGGTACTATCCCGGTGTGGAAGAGGACCGGGGAAGGGGATGAGGCCAAACACGAAGACTTTACCGAAGAGGAATGGACCAGGGAGTCGATGGCTCCGTATCGAGCTGGTGCTCCGGGCGTCCGATCCCTCTTCAACAAGTCCGCTGCGCTCCTCATCGGTAATGCCCAACCCGTGACGACTTTTGACGCTCCGGGTCAAGCAGACGCGTGGGATAGGAATATCCGCGGGGGTAGTGAATGGCGACTGTCTACTAATGCCCCTCTGATGGATACCCCGGAGGTACGAGCCAAGCTACAGGAGAAAGCTGCCTGTACCGTCAAAGACCTCGTCAAGGCCTCCCGAGCCGGGGTCTTCGGTCGTAGTACCTACTCCTATGCAGATTTCATGTACTGTAAGCATGTCGGTCGCGTCCCTAATAACTACCTCATCACCCTCCGTCGTTATCCTATCCCCGTCAACGATGCTATGATGCCCACGGGAACTGGTAAGAGACGACGACAGAGGAACCGCGATGGTGGTGGTCAGGCAGATACCGCTGCTCCCATAGGTACTATGGTGACCTGGATGGGGGTGTCGGGGAACGAGATGGGTAATATCCTCAAGTACTCCTATACGATGCCCTTTGAGGAGAAGGAAGCCCGCTGGGAAGAAGTCACCAAGATGGGTGGAGACAACGGTATTCTCAACAGTATCGAGTCGGCGATGAACCCCACTATCCGAAGTAAGTTCAATGATGGTTATGATAACCTCCCCGCGGCTGCTAATGCCTCCGGTATCATCGGGGATAAGGTTGGTGGAGTCCTCTCCCACGTCCCCGGTATAGGTAAGCACCTGGGAGGTATGTTCGCCACCTCCGGTGGGGTATACCAAGACCCTTCTACCTTCATCGACTCGAACAAGGTCTACGGTCCTATCGACCGAGTGAAGAGTAACTACCGAAGGAGTGAAGCCGGTCTGACGATGGACTTTAAGTTTACGTTGGTCTTTGAATATGAGCTCAAAGCTTACAACGGTATCAATCCCAAGCAGGCTATGTTAGACCTCTTAGCCACTATCGTCGCCACCACCTATACGAACGGGGCTTTCTGGAAGGGAGGTTATAGACCTATCGCCGCCGGGCAGAGTAGTGCTTTCCGCAATCTGGAGATCTTCAAACCGTCGAAGAGCAATTTCACCGATTATATGGATGCATTCTCCAAGGACGTGCGCAAGGGCTATGATGCCATCAGCTCCAAGCTCGAAGGGACTAACCCCCTCGATCTGGTGAAGAAAGTAATCAATATCATGGGAGGTATGCTCATCGGTGGTCTTCTCAACCAACTCGGCCGCCCGGCTAAGTACCAGATGAACTCCCTCTTGAGCGAAGCCCCAGTGGGTTTGTGGCATGTCACTATCGGCAATCCCCACCGGCCTATCCTGAGCCTGGGGAATATGATCCTCAAGAATACCACCATCGAACACAGTGGTCCTCTGGGTATGGATGACTTCCCCACTCAGCTCAAGGTAACCTGTGAGTTCGACCGAGGTAAGCCAAGGGACGCGTGGGGTATTGAACAGATGTACATGAGGGGTAATGACCGTATCTACCAGTCTATGTCTAAGTACGTACTGGATATGTACCAGAAGGCTAAGGTTTACAAGACGGGTACCCCTGCCCCCGACTACAAGGATATCCACAGGGAGGCTACCGGTCAAGATAAGGGTATTGGAAAAATTTTAAGAAAACCTGGTGGTCTCTCCCTACCCAAATTAGAGGTCCTTACCCAACCAGCTACCGGCTTATCCCGAAGTTCGGTAGAGGGTCTCGCCTCCAAAGCCTTAACCCGAGCCCGTACCGGGTTACCCAGCGTTACCCCGACCTCCCTGGAGTCGGCTTATAGCCCCGAGGAGCTCGACCTGATGAAAAAAGGGGATGACGCGTTCCTCGAGAATTACTTCGGGGATGTGGATAATGACGCTATCATTATGGCTGCTCGGGAGCAGGAAGAGGGTAACTTCAAGATGACTGCCTCGGAGAAAGAAGAATCAGCCAAGAGTCAGCAGCGACTCAACGAAGCCATAAGTAAGAAAAATGCACAACCAGCTCAAAGCGAATCCTAAGTCCCGGTACTACCAAGGTAATGTGGACCCTTCTGCCTGCAAGAAATATGTGGGGGAAGGGGTCATTACCTACCGATCCAGCTGGGAGAAGAAATTCATCCAGTGGCTGGAGACCTCTTCCCGCGTGACGAGGTGGAGCTCGGAGAATATACGTATCCCTTATTGGTACGTAGACGGAAGGGAGCACTCCTACTACCCTGATTTTACCGCTACTATCGACGGGGAAGACTGTGTTATTGAGGTCAAACCACGATCCCAGTGCACCGCACCAAAAAAACCAACCCCCTATTCCCTCGACCAGTGGAGAAAAAACAGCGCCAAATGGTCTGCTGCTCTCGAGTGGTGTAAGGAAAGGGGGTTGAAGTTTAAGATTCTTACCGAGGAGAGTATTGGTAAGTTATGACAGCCACCACGGTGACTGGCTACTTCGTTGAGCGACGTCTCTTTACTTTGTAGTCCTTCATAACCCACTCCACGACGGCCTTGTACAGACCCTGGAGATCCCATTCAACACCATCATACACGATGGCATTAGGGAAGATAAGGTCGAAAGATTCCTTGACGGTGGTTGTTTGATGGGCCTTGCCAGCCGTAGACGGATTGCGTTTGGTGACCGTAGTCTCTTTGTAGATCGTGATTTTGGTCTCGGTCTTTCCGGTGTAGAAAGAAAAGGAGTACTCCTCAGGGATTTTGGACGACAGTTCTTCCCAGGTAGTCATCTTACCCACGGGAATACCTCGACGGAACATCCATTCCTGAGCTTTGGTGCTGGATTTTGATGGGGTCTTTCTCATAACACTAATATCTCGGACAATTTGTGTGATATTTTATTATATATAGAAAAAACGTTTTACATTATGATATCATCAATGCTTAACCAACTCAATTTTAGCTCTATCGTGAGCTCTGGGTCAGCCACTACCCAGCTCGGGGTCGAGCTAATGGAGCGATACCTCGGAGCCCTCCAAAGGAACGGCGAGAGTCATATCCTCGTTAACTCTTTTGTGAAGGAGGCCAGCCGACTCCAGTACGACGCCGGTATCCGCGAGAGCCTGGAGAAAGTGGCCAGTTTCATTGGCGAACAGCCAATCAAATGGGCCCTGGCTACTCGCTGCGAGTCTATCCTCGATGGAGTTACTCGAGACCGACATGCTCGTCCCGCAGCTAATAAGGCATCAGGGCTTCTCGAACTCGAAGAAGGGGAACTGGTAAGTGCTATCCGGGCTGGGGCTCTTAGGGAAGTGATGCACTGTGAGGCTTTCCGTTCCCTGGCTAACCAAGTCCTCGGAGAGATCCAGACCGTAGTAAGGACTGACGAGTACACGATCACCCATCCCCTCTCCTATGTGGAAAAGGTCTACGACGGTATTGCTGTCCGCGTCTGTGGTAGGAATATCTGCCAGGATGACGAATATAACCTCATCCCTAACTACCAGGGCATCAGTGCCTCTTTCCTCCTCCTTAATGAGTTCATCGAGAGTGGGGAAGCTCAGATCGCTGACCATTGCATCACGATCCGATTCAATAACAATATCTTCACCATCTGCGAGGCTGGTAAGATCCGCTATAACGACGAGGAGATGGGCGTGGAGCAGTTCCGTCAGCAGGCCCAAGCCCGACTGATCCTGTCTCCTGCGAACCGAAAAGGAACTCTGAACCGTATTTTTGAAGCTGTGGCTCTCTTTGCTGAGCACTACGACCACGTGGTCTACCTGGATCATGTGAATATCTTCACCACTCCCACCGGGGTGTCTTTTGCCGTCATTCGTTATGGGGAGCAGCTCTATGCCTTCGGTCTGAGGAGTTTTGCCTTTGAGATCATCGGTAATGCCCTGGAGGTAGTCGAATATATCCAGCAGATGACCCAGGTCGAAGTTGGGACAGAGTATAAGGATATGCTCCTGGCCGAGCCCACTAAGGAACCTGAGGTGAAGGAATCTGCGAAGCAGCTGGCACACCCATCAGATAACCTCCAAGCTCGTATCCAGGCTCTCACGGAGAAGTTCAAGGATCACCCCAAGTACCTCGAGCTTCTGGATGAACTTTCGAAGGAAATCTAATCTCTTAACCATTAAAATTAAGGCAGGGTCACAAGCTCTGCCTTTTTTTATTATTTATACATACAGTAAATAATGGAATCACATAAACTACACCTCTTACCCGGTTACGAGGCTGACCTGACGAGTACCTTAGATGGTTCTCTCAAGCTCTACCCGAGCCGGTGGTTAGCTTTCCGTGGTACGGCTCCGGTGGATATCGCTGCAGTGCTTACCGCCGTGGCGAAGTCGCCACGGTATGGTCTGTACGGGACTATCACCAGTCCTTTTAGTGCAGTGGATGTAGCCGATCTCGTCCAGCACACCGATCTGGGGGATCTGGTAGGGGTAGGGGATATCAACCTCGCTCAGACGGAGACCTCCGGAGGGCAGGTATACTCGGAGGTGTTCGTCCAGGTCGATCCGGAGAACCTCCCCAAGCAGTACCTCTATCTTCCTAATAAGCCCATTCCCGATAACGAAACGATTATCAACCGACTATTCGGTAGTCAGCCCCAGCCCACCAGTAACGGGTGGATGGAGTTTAATACCATAGTCATCCTATACAACGTCTACCGCAAGGCCGAGAGTGAAACCCTCCAGGATATGATCCTCAAAAGGGACTTCCCTATGGCTATTGTCGAACTCCCGGAGATGCAAGCCCTAAGAATGACGAATAACCTCGGTGGGGTCACCACGTGGTCAACCAAGGTACTCACCAGGGTCACGTCAAAGAACTCGAAGTTACCAGCTAATTACACGGACATCCACACCCTGGGAAGACTGCTCACGGAGATGGGTCGTCTGCAGAAGAAGATGGACCAGATTGTGTCCTCCCGGGTCACCGACTACTCTTCTTTCAAAGCCTACCTTGACAAGTTCCGTAATGAACAGTCTATCAACGTACCATATATCGTTGCCGGGAGGTGGTTCGTCAATGGTAAGGACATCGGTCCTGTCGTCGATGATCTCCGACTGAAAAACCTCGTGGAGGGTTATATAGAAGAGCACAAGGAGTCTTTCCGTGGTCCTAAGGGGGATCCCGGTGCTGATGGTAAGACCCCGGAGTTTAAGATAAGCGACAACGGGGAGCTCCTCTATAGCTACGGAGATGGGTGGAAATCCGCAGGGATCTTCCGCTCACAGAGAACGACCTCAGAGACCTTCATTACGGTGAAGAACTTCAGTAAGCCTGCAGCCTCCGGGAAACCGGCTAAGCTGATTTTGGAGATCGAAGCCTACAAGGAATGGACTCTCAATACCGGAGGAAAAGAGAAGGAAGATATTGGAGAGACGGCTACTATCCGTATGCAGGACTTTGAATATACCTTCACCCCCTCACGACAACAGCGACTGGAGCTGGAGATACCATTCAAGACCGAGTATTCTGGTAAGAGTCTCGACGGTACCTTCACCCTCGGAACCTTTACCCAGCCTATCTCAGTCACGTGGAAGAAAGCCGTCGTGACGAAGCGTAAGACGGTGATCTCCGTCAACAGTCCTTCGGTAAACCCCTTCCTCGTTGGGGAGAAGGGAGCTGTGACGTTCCTCGTCACTGCCTATGATGAGGTTACCTATGACTCCGGAGTGATCCAAAACGAACCTATGGAAGGGGATCCTATTACCTATACTACCAAGGATGGCTCGACTACCCTGGATACGTCCGCGGTGACTATCAACACCCCGGTAACCATCGAGATACCTTATACCGCCTCCGGAGGTCAGAAACAGTCAGATAAGACCGTTGGGGTCTACCGTTCGGGGCAGGCTTTGCGAGAGGTCACCCTCCAGTGGATGAAACCAGAGACCGGGGAGATAGTAGTGGAGAACCTCCGAGTGGAGGTAGAGAAACCCTCTACGGTGACCGCTGACCAGGACTACCCGGTTACCTTCAAGGTCAGTGGCGCAGCCTTTGACAAGTGGGATGATGGAACGCTCACGCCGAAGGAACTTACCGGCAAGGTCGTCATCAACGGGGTCAAGTATCCTATTGTTGGTAATAAGGTGACGGTGAATATCCCCTATAATAAGTCCGGGGTCACCCTCCAACCTACCTTCGAGTACTTTGACCGTACGATGCCAGTGGATCCAATAAACCTCCAGTGGGATGCTCCAAAGGTAGTCACCACCACTCCCAAGGTATCGGTCACCATCGACCGGGATACGTTCGAGGCCTCGGAGAACCCTGCCACCATCCGTCTGAGGTATGTCTCCAAAGCCGTAGATACCTACGACAACGGGGAAGAGAAGGAAAGGTTCGAACCTACTACCTTTAATATATCGGGTGCGATTACCGACAGCTTTACCTCCGTATCCGAGACCGGGGAGAAGGTCCTTTCCGTGCCTCGTGGGGATAAAATTGTGGTATCCGGTGGAGAATATAGTAAAGAATTTGTACTTACGTGGAAGAACAAGACCGTCACGACCAGTCGAGAGGAACTAAGTCTCAACTACCAGAACGAGTACGTCTTACGTGCCGGAGAGACGAGAATCAATATCCCCTATGTATGTAAGAAAATCACCACCTATAACGACGGATCCGAGTCAGTCACCCACCTCTCCGGGAAGTCCATCACCCTTTCCTCGGAAAAATGGTTACGACCTTATTCCCTGGACGAGCCGACCGGTACGATAGAGGTGGATATCGCCAGAACCCTCTCCTCCGAGCGCGAGGTAATAATCGGCGGGGATCTGACCGGTAAGTTCCAGGTGCGCTGGCTCGACGCCACGGAGGTAAGTCACGAAGACACTATCCGGATGGAGATGATTTGATTGTAAATCAAAACCTATGAACTTTTTCAAGAACCTTTTGGAGATGGTAGCCAAGATTTTGGCTACCCTCCTTCGAATTGAGGGGCTCCTCAAATTATTTAATAAACATCAAGACACAGTACTTATTAGTATGGCAGATTATTTAGAACAACCTATTGGCCAACCGGTCAATGTGACGGTGGATGTGGAGGCTTTTCGTCAGTCCCTCATGTCCGACGGGGAGACGAGGAAGACCCACCTCCCAGGACTGAAGATGAGGGTATCCAAAGGAGCCGTGATCTTCAAGACTTTTGAGATGGACCAGTCCGTGGACCCCTCCGAACACCAGAGATTTATTGTACCTATCCCTGCAGACACCGGGGTGTATGAGTATAAAGCAGAATACAAGGTCGGGGAAGGAGAATGGCAGACCGGTACTACCTTCCGCGTGAGCTGGGAGGAAGATGCCGTTACCCGTACCGATATTATCTTTAACGTGAAGCAGGAGCATAACACCGGTCTCAACTGGTCTAACGGAGACCAGTCTCATGTTATCATCACCGCTTATACAAAGAAGACCTATAAGAGTGGTAAGACGGCTAATGTACCCCTCGGGGATCAGTCGATTGCCGTCAAGGCTGGAGACAAGACCTTCACGACCTTCACTATGGGTCAGCAAACAGAAAAACGAGTGAGCTTCCCCATTGATTATACGGATGCTGCCAAGACCAATACCGTGGATCGAGATGTGCCTTCCATCACCTGGGGTGGTACTCTTAATGGGACGGTGGAAAGTGGTGACCAGAGCAAGGAGATAACTTTGTCTTTTGACCCCAATGAGATTACCACTACCCCGGCCGGTGTGGAGAAGATTATTGCCCCAGTATCCCTCCTTCAGAGTAAGCTCTTCGTCTCAGGAAACCTCGAACAGGGATATGGTAACTACGTCATCAATGACACGGAGAACCCCAAGGTCAAGGTCCTCTCGACCAAAAAGATCTCTTCTAATATCAGTGAGGTAGTGTCTAATGACTTCCTGGAGCTCCAGGAGTACCGTAAGTACGGAACAGAATACTTCAAGGCCGTAAGGAAAGCAGGTCTCGGAGAAGGGGAATGGGTCTATGAGAATGGTACTTTCCGCAAGGTAAGTAAGACCAAACACGGTACTATCACCGGTTACTACAATGACGCTGTGGGTACTATCACCGTGGTACTGAAGAGTCTTGCAGGACCTACTATGGGGTATAGGGTGAAATACTGGGGGTCAACAGAAGGGATCGATATACCAGCCAATATCGTCGATGAGAGGATAACTGGAGTCCTGAATAAGTCATACCGATACTTCCTCTTTACCCTTCGAGCTGACCTGATGAAGGTATCCGACAAGACTACATTCATCAACTACATGAAGAGGTTTATTGATATGGATAAGCGTCTTGGGGTGAAGATTGGAACAGATCCCTTTGAAACTCCATCCAGCAGCAATTTCGACTATAACTTCGTGACTGTCGGTAATGCTGTGGAAGAACCTGAACTTGCAAGTATCAGCCCCTATGCCTTCTCGGTCTATGACCTCAAACACCGTCAGAACCTCTGGACTGGTTATAGGGATAAGCTGGTAGGTATCTATGACGGGGAGCATAACCATAAGAACAATACCGGTGTCACCGTTCCAGTACACCTGCTTGTCCTCAACGATAGTAACTGTGCAGGTAAGTTCCTCGCGGATGCCGTAGGAGTAGAATGGAGTGTTGTCCAGACCTCTGAACCACGAATCGGCTGGAACTCCCAGCCCTCCTCCGAGTTTGCCGGTAAGACCTACGTCACGGGGGGACGAGTCCCCTTCAATATCCCCGTGACTACTTTCCAGATTGGCAAAGTCCCCGGTACTGACCTCGACAGAACGGCTTATGAGTTCATCGGATTCAAGGGGAAGACGGCTCTGCTGGTCGAATGGGGTCCACAAAACTCCAGTACCGCTGCTACGAATAATGCCATCATCTATCGACCCACTACCAATAACCTTATTGTGTTACAGGGAGATAAGTTAGAAGATGGTGCGACCGATATTGAAACCTTACATAGTGCCTATGCGGAGATTATCCCCTATGACCTGTGGATGCAGAAGGTAAGGAAAGAACATAAAGATTATTAAAGATTATTAAATAAAACCTTATGAATAGCGAATTAGAAAAGTTGATTGAAAAATACCGTATCACGGTTAATGGCCTGGCGGACCTGGAAAGTGGCTACGAAAAGGTCATCAAGGAGAGGGGCTTCGTGACCCTTAATGGTCTGTTGGCTGGTACTGGCAGCCCCTCTGGTGAAGGTACTGAAAATGCCGTTAATACGGAAAATACCCCTGTAGCAGAAAGCGACGCATCACACAACGAGCCTACTCCAGTAGTCCCTGCTCCATCAGATAACTCTGAAGAGCACACCCCTGTATCTCCTGCTCCCGTGGAGAACCCCAGTGCTCCTGTGGAGAACCCCAGTGCTCCTGTGGAGAACCCCAGTGCTCCTGTGGAGAACCCCAGTGCTCCTGTGGAGAACCCTGGTGTTACTCCAGTAACCGAGGGTCCTGTAAGCAATGATACTAATCTTGGTACGGAGGTTGCTGCATCATCCACGGAGGATAGCTCTGAAGAGGAAGACCCAGCCTCTACCGAAGACTCTACCACCGGTGGTAAGCCTAAGAAGAAAAAGAAGTAATGAAACTTGAACGGTACTAAAGCACCTCGCAAGCATGAAACTTGAAGTTATCCGACATGCCTTCAAGCCCACCTACACCATCGGGAAGCTATATATCGACGGAAAGTATTTCTGTGATACGCTCGAGGATGTGGTAAGGAAAGGACCGAAGGTAATGCATGAGACGGCTATCCCAGCGGGTACTTATGAGGTCATCCTCAACGTATCTCCGAGGTTCGGGAAGGTCTTACCCCGACTACTTAATGTCCCAGGGTTCGATGGAATCCTCATCCACGCAGGGAACACCTCCAAAGACACCTCCGGTTGTATCCTCGTAGGTCAGAACAAGGAAGTGGGGAAGGTGATTAACTCCCAGGCCACGATGAAAAGACTGATGGAGGTCCTCCAATCACACAAAGGAGAGATTACCATCACGGTAAAATAAAAAAGGGGCGCGAGCCCCTTTTTTTTATTGTTTATTCTGCCAATAGGCAATGCGTTCCAGAAGGATATCTACCCCATCTGACCCCGGAGGTATGGGGAAATAATTGAGGTAGGTCTTTTCCTCCCCGGCGACTGTGACGTCTTCTTCCAAAGTGGATGCCCCATCTACGGAGAAGCTGTGCTCTTTAGAGCTTTCCTCTAACTGGTCATTCTCAAAAGTCCACGTGATCTGATAAGGACCAATGAATTTTTTAATCTGTCCCTGAGGGCGAGGGCTCTTAGAGTTCTTTCCCATTAAATCTTCGGCATATTTATGTTTATATTCGGCATTTTTGGCATAGTCATCTTCGGCATTTTTTGTTCCTGCTGACTCTTGGTCATCGACGCTTTCTGATCTTCATTAGCTTCCTTTACTACCTGATTGAGTTCCTCCAGCCATAGCTCGTACTCCCAAAAGGGGAGGCTGTCCAAAGACCCTGGAGGGAGGTGAAACTCCTTAGCCAGGACAGCCCCCAATCGCACAAACTGAACTATATCTATCTGGAATAACTTTACTGTTAGGTAGTCAAGAGTGGAGTGGAAGTTATTAACTTCTGGAACCAAATTTCTTTCCTCCTCCGGTATTGAAGAGAGCTTTGAGACCCGAGGGAAATCGTACTTGACTGATGGCCTCCCCACCACAATGCTCACAGGTCTCTCGGAGGTTCTCCGAGGGGTTGACCGGGAGGTTGACAAGAATATCCTTCATCAAGTTGAACATACCCAGATCCCAGGAGTCGTATTCCTTCTTGATCTTCTTTACCTGCAGGTCGAGCATCTGGACATCCTTAGGAGGTCGAGGGAAACACCACAGGAGGTAGTTGAGGAACTGTTCATCGATCTTTCTGTTCTGACGACCCTGGATCTGAGCCCACTGGATAATGATCTCATTGGCTCCGAGTTTGGGGTTATACAGACGGATAGGATCATGATCCACGTCATATTCTCGGGGGTCAATCTCCCAGCAATTACCTCTCCAATAATTCTGGATCAGCTCCTCATCAGGAAGGTCAAAGAGCAGGGTTGATGGTCCGAGGGTATAGGTAATAAGGTTACCGCAGTTGGAGCATTCATCTTCAAACTCCACCTTAGATTCCCCCTTGGAGAAGGTAACCTCGCGGACCTTGAGGATAAACCAGAACTGATCCCAGGTATTGATCTCCTTCCACGACACTGAACCCAGGTTCGACTCAATCTTCACCGAGCTACGGACAATTTCATTCAGGACCTGCAGCACCACCTCGGGTCGTTCTTCGTCAACCGCCGTCCAATTCTTGATGGTCTGTACCGTGGCTGGTTTGACATAGAATACCCAGTCCTCGGGGTAGAAGAGACTTCTTGTTCCCATCTCTTCGCGGTTAATAGGAATCCAACCATCGCTGATGGGTAGCTTAGTACTCTCCATAAGTTTCGTACTACGGGAGGCAAACTCAGACAGTCGGCTCTTTTCCGCAGAGTCCAATTCCGCCGGGGCTCCGATCACTTCCTTGCGGACCTTTCCGAGGGACTTGGGAGAGGGTTCAATCTGATCCTCGAGTACGTCATAATTTTGTTCTTTCATATATCAAGATATAGTTTTTTGTTTTCTCTCTATATATTATATTCAAGATGTTGCGGGGGAATGTTACTCTGGGGTGAAATTTCCTTGCGGTACTCGCCACCTGCGGTGGAAAAAAAGTTGGAAAGTTGTTAATTTGATGAGTTTTTATAGATCCGGGAGGGACGGTCAAATTATAACATAGCTTATTTCCACAGCAGGTGGCGAGCTCCATACGGAGATTTCGCATTTTAAGGCGCGTCTGATTGCGCTGCCTTCGGAGCGACGAAATGGCGTAAAAGGAGCAAAAAACACTAAAATACATGAGATCACCACACGTTGACGTGGGTGTGGTCGCATAGACATAGTCTATTTGGCTCATAATCGCGCCCTACTGCGCTCAAATATCTTTTTAATATAAATGTATAGGCAGCA